ATCAAAGACTGCTTGCAGGGCGGGCAAGACTTCCTGCACCGCCCCGGTGGCCTTCTGGTGCAGCAACTCCGTGCGGGTTATGTACGGGCTGATCCCCATTGCCGCCGATGCTTCGCTGGCGCCGAAGTGGGAAGCGCGGAAGGTGTGCCACTCGGGCGAGCCCTGTACCAGTGTGTGCGTGCTTCTGATTTCCATGATGTCCTCTTATTGGTTAGCTTCGGCCAGTTCGCGGGCGCGAGCGGCGGCGATTTCTGCGTCCGTCATCACGCCGTCAGGCGTGACCTTGATCGCAAGCAGGGTGTCGGTCTGCTCGTCGGTCAGGGGTGCTTTGGAATTGACCATCGCGACGATCTGAGCAGCGGACTTCTTGCCGGACTGGATCAACTCGGTCCACTTCGGCAGGTTCTTCGCGAAGTCTTCGGCCGAGTAGGGGTCGCGGATCACCTCTCCGGTGACAACTTTTTCTGCCGGCCCGGACTCAACAATCCGCTCGGCTTCGTCCTGATCGTAAATGCCGGTGAAACCGAAGGCGAGGCGGGCGCACTGGATCATGGCCTTATGCCGGAGCATCCGTTTCGGGTGCGATTGCCACGGGCCGACGTTGGCGCGCTTGCACTCGCTCATGTACTCGGTGACCGAGGTCGGGCGCGAACGGTCCTTGCGGTAGATCTTGCAGGTGCAGGATTCGTCGTCCTGCTCGAATTCCATGCCGTCGAATTCCGGGTTGCTGTTGATGATCCGCGACCATCCATCGACACCGACCACGGGAACGATGCCGTTGTTTTTGTCGGGGAAGGCGTAGATTTCCTTCGTCCAAGGATTCAGGCCGTACTGATTGGCGACGACCATCAGGGCGGTCATCTGCGCGTCAGAGACTTGGCCCTTGAATGCGGTGGCCTTGAGTGTTTCGATCAGCCCGGAGCCGTCACCCATTTCGAGGCGAGAGGCGAGCTTGCTGGTCAGGGTTTGCAGTGCGGTTGTCATTGGTTCACCTCGTTGAAAGTCGTTGTCCGAAAATTGTTCCTTCGTCGGTAATCATGTGCGCCCCCAGTGGGACCGCATCAACGGCGTCTAGCGGACCACCAGAAAACAGGTGGTCTAACAAATACCAGTCGTCGTTTGCTCGCAGAACCCCGTGCCGAACCCCACTGGCGCCGACGAACTCGCGGAAGAGGAATTCAAGGCCCGTGAATGTCACGAAGAGTTCCGGGCGGTTCTCTTCGGCTTTCTCTTCAGCGATGATTTCTGCACAGTCTTCGCAGTAGCCTTCTGCGTCGAGGTCGTCTTCCCGGCGCTCGTCGCCGCATCGGGCGCAGTAGTCGGGGTTGTAGTAGCCGCCACGGGCATTCCGGCGCACCGTGTATCCTTGTGCCGGCCCGCAGGACGGGCAATCAGTAGCTCCGCACATGCACGGCATGATCAAATCCTCCGTCCGTCACAAAAGAACTTGATTCCAAGGGCGCCACGGGTGCGCTGCTTGACGATTGCGTCACGCGCCTTGACACAGGAGGGAACCCGATAGGTCTTGGTCATCCCCTTGTGTTCGACCTGGAACAGCTTGAGTTCGGCGCCGTGGGCTTTTGTCATTCCGAGGAACAGGCTGGCGACCAGAATCCCGGCGATGAACGACAAGACCGTGCGCAGGGGGAAGACCGTGTAGAAGCTCGCCATGTCGGCGGCTTGCCACCGGCTCAACTTGAGACTGCGAAGGCGCTTGTATTCCTGCGCGCACAACACGCAGCGGCGGCGCAGGGTCAGGCGATGGGGAAGGTAGGGCTTACTCATGCCGGCCTCACTGAAATGGTGAGCCCTTCAGCCGGAACCAGTTCGTCCGAGCCCAACAAGTTGATTGCCGCGTTGATCGCTTCGCGGGAGTTGATTGCCAGCACGTTGTACTGGTCGCCGTTGATCTTCACGGTGAAAACCCGTGCCGATGGCGACGGGGTGAAGGGCGCCAACGCCTCTTCGATGACTGGATGCAGATTGCTCATTCCTCACTCCTTTCGTGAAAGCACCAGCCTGCCGGTGCCTGCCATCCCGTAATGTCTCCGGGATGTCGCTCAATATATCAGCGGGATTTCTGTTGTGCAAGTGCTTTTTTTCGCTTGTAGAAAAATAAATTCCTGATTACACTGGGCGAATGAAAACGCATATCGAAGTCATCGCCGAGCTGGGCGGTATCACTCGAATCGCCCGCAGGTTCGGTTTTCCTGTTGGGACGGTAGGTCAGTGGGTGCGCCGCGGGATCAGTGCGAACGCCATTGCGGAGAATGAGAGGTTCCGCAACGAGTTGCGGCGTCGCGGATACGACTGGATGAAAGACCGGGCAGCAAGAAAGGGTCGCTGTGGCTGAAAAGAAGATATTCAAGTTCGCCCACAAAGAAGCCCGGCGCCGCGCCGCAGACTTCTGCCTGTCAGCACCTGATGGTTGGGTCGCTCGATTCTCGGAGCCAACGCGATCGCTCGACCAGAACGCGAAGCTGCACGCGATGCTCACAGACATCAGCCGGCAGCTCACATATCACGGTAGCCAGCGATCGGTTGAGTTCTGGAAAGGCTTGTTCGTTTCTGGTTGGCAGATCGCCACCGGCGAGAAGCCAGAGATCGTTCCGGGCCTTGAAGGTGAGTTCATCAACATCCGTGAGTCAACCACGACGCTGACTGTTCGCCGGATGGCGAGCCTCATCGAGTACATCATGGCCTACGGAAGTTCAAACGGGGTCGTCTGGTCGGACGACGTCATCAGTGAAAGGACGGCGGCATGAGTCAGCTTATATTCGATCTGGCGGGTGGAATGGCGGCAAGGGATGCTGGAATCGAACAAGTTCTCCGGAGGTCAGACGCGAGACACAAGCTCGGATGGTCCGACTACGCGGTGGCCGGTATACGATTGTTCTCGCGAAACCACTCAGAGTTCACGACTGAAGAATTTCGTGCTTGGTGGGACTGTCAAGGCGGCGCCGATCCTCACCACGTCAATGCTTGGGGCGCCGTCTTCAGGAAGGCGGCTTGCCTTGGCGTGATCCGCGGGACGGGTCGCTTCGTAAAAAGCTCGCACGTTGCCGCCCACGCCCGGGTTGTCCAGCTCTGGTCAGCAGCATGATTCGTTCAGCAGACCCCGGCAAGATCCGGAAATCAAAGAAGTGCCGGGTCTGCAAGACCCCGTACCAGCCGCGGAGCCCGCTTCAAGTGGTTTGCTCTCCACCCTGTTCGATCGAGCATCTAAAGCGCCACAAGGAAAAAGAGCGCAAGGAGGCCGCGAAGAAAGAGCGCGCCGAGATCCGAGCCCGCAAGGAAAAGATCAAGACCCGCTCCGACTACATGAGGGAGGCTCAGATTGCTTTCAATTCATACATCCGGGCGCGGGATCAACTCCGGCCCTGCATCTGTTGCGGAAAGCCTCTCGGTGAGGGTGAAGTCGGGGGAGCGTTTGACTGTGGTCATTACCGATCTGTCGGCTCCGCGCCTCATCTTCGCTTTGACGAAAGAAATGCTCACGGCCAGCGCAAGCAATGCAATCGCTGGGGCGCGGGCCGGGCTGTTGATTACCGCATTGGCCTTATCCGGCGGCTGGGGCTGGAAGCTGTTGAAGCACTGGAAGCCGACAACTCATCACCGAAATGGACGATCGCCGACCTGAAGGCGATCAGAGACCTCTACCGCCTAAAGCTGCGGGAACTAGGGAAAAGAACATGAACTACTACAGCTTTCACGTCGGCGACTATGTGCTGCACACGGCACACCTCTCAATCGAGGAAGACATCGCCTATCGCCGGCTTCTGGATCTCTACTACACGAGCGAGTCACCGATTCCACTCGACATCGAGAAGGTCTCGAAGTTGATTCGGATGCGTGATCAGTCGAAGGCCGTGGCCGATGTCCTTGGTGAGTTTTTTGTGCGGTGCGACGACGGTTTCCATAGCAAGCGGGCGGACGAGGAAATAGCGGCCTACAGGCGTATGGCAAGCGGCGGTCGGGCTGGGGCGGCGAAGAGGTGGGGATCGCATCCGGATAAGGGGCCGAATAGGGAGGGCAATACGGGGGCTATAGCCACCCCATCCCCACCCCAAGCTAACCCTAATAGCAACCAAGAACCAATAACCAATAACCAAGAACCAATAAAAGAAAAAAGCATAGGCGCTTCGCGCTTCGATGCCTGTCGGCATCTTGTCGATCAAGGGGTCGATGAACAGGTAGCCCGGGACTGGCTGACGCTTCGGCGGCAGAAGAAGGCGACTCCAACAGAGACGGCGATCGCTGGCGTAGCCCGGGAAGCGGCCAAGGCAAGGATGACCCTGCAGGACGCCCTGAAGGTGTGCTGCGCCCGTGGGTGGGTTGGCTTCAAGGCGGACTGGGTCACGAACACCCAAACACAGCAGGGAAAGAGCGGCTACCACGAAAGCCTCGTGGCAGCAGGGAAGGCCATTTTCGGGAGCGTGAGCAATGGACAAGACGGCGGAAACATCATCGACATCACCCCGGTTGCCCGAGCGTTGGGTCGCTAAGATTTTCCAAGAGCTTCAGGGCAACTACGGCAATCGGTTCCTGAACCATTGGAAGATCGGGCAGCAGACTGCAGACGGTCAGGACGTCGGTGTCGCCAACGCAATGCGGGTCTGGGGCGAGAAGCTCGGTGGTTTTGTCGAAACCCCGGAGGTCTTCTCGGACGTCCTGAAGGCGCTACCCGATGATCCCCCGACGCTTCCCCAGTTCGTTGATCTTTGTCGAACGGCATTGAAGCGAGCCCGCGACGGACAACAGGCCTTGCCGTACCGCCCGACTCCGGAAGAGCAGGCCCGTGCCGAGGAGGTTGTGAAAGCTGTAAAGCAGGCGACTTCCGCTCGAAGGGAGTTCGATCCTTTGCTGTGGGCGAAGCGCCCGGGAAGTCGGATTGCCTTCGCCGCTGTTCTCGACCTGTCGCGGAAGGAAACGCGGTTCGCTGAGATTCTCTCCGATCTGAAAGCGCAAGGGGTGACGGATGGGCACAAGCTCCTGAAGGTCTGGAACGGCGAGGGGTTTGTTCCGGTATGAGTGAGGCCATCGCCAAGGTGCTGATCATGCGCGCCCAAGCCAGCGCCAAGGCCGAGGAAAAGCGCAAGCTGGTTCGGGCAGAGCTTGAGGAGTTCGGCCTAGCCGACTTCGTCGACGAAATGAAGGCCGAGTTCGGTGACGACCTGAAGATGACCCACCTCAAAACGCCGCGATTAGAGCTTGGCGAGACCCCGACCCCCGGCCTCGATATAGGGAAGATGGTGATCGACGCGCCTAGCCCCCGTGGAACGGCCGTGGAACAGCATTCGCGTACTGGGAGAAAGAGGTGACTTCGTGTTCGTCAGGCGGAAAACTTTCGTTTCGGGGGTCGGGATGGGGAAACGGGATCAACTGAAGGCGGTCCTCCGGATCCGTTGCTTGGCTGTTCTGAAGGACAAGCCAACGGCGAGTGCGATGGAGATTGCGAGGGCTTTGGGGTTACCGCATCAGCCTGTTTCTGCGATGTTGCGAACGCTGCAGATGACCGGGGAGGTCGAGGCTGAGATCATCACCGTGAAAACAAAGAACCGGAACGGCGGGGAGCAGAGGAAGCTCTATCGGGTGAGATCGTCGGTGGGGGGGTTGTTCCCCGGCTGGCTGCAGCCTGCTGTGACCTTGCCAGTGGGGAACGTGAGGTTGGTTAAGGGACGAGCGGGATTTCTGAAACGCCGGTGATTTGGATGTACCCGAAATAATTCAGGCGCCGCTCGCCCCAGCGCCAGATGTATGAGTTTCGGACGGTAGCCGGGAAGCCGCGGGCGAACATGACGGTGCCGGGTGCGACAGGTTGCTGGTTCATGCTTCCTCCCTTGAAGGTTGATGCTTCGTTTGGGCGATCAAATCCAGCAAAGCCGGCAGGGCCGGCGGCTGGTTCGGTGTTGATTGCGCTGCCTGCTTTGCGATGCGCCGGCAGCGGTTCTCGATGAAATGGACGTGGTGTCCTTTGATGTGGTGGGTCATTCGATTTCTCCTGCGGCTTGTTCGATGAATTGCGCCCGGTCAATGAGTTTCTGCGCCTTTTCGCGCAGCTCTTTGGCAGAGCGGAGGAGTGACTTTCTGGCGCCGATGCCGTGATCCAGCCTGACGTCAAGGCTCCGTGTGTCGGTCTTGAT